ACCTTCGATTACCAGAACCAGTCTGGTATCTCGATCGGTAAGATCTTCGGTCTCCGCAAGCCGAAGTACAACAGCGATGTCACTGCCAACGTCCAAGACTTTGGCGTGATCGCGCTCGACACGGCCGTCTAAGCTGTGAGGGGGGCCCTCTCTTCGGAGGGGGCTCCCCGCTCTTTGTACCAGGAGGTTCTGTGAAGGTCATTTCAGACCGAGAAATTCGGGTAGCTACTCTCAGCGGTGCTTGCGTTTTGTTTCTTCCGGGTGTTGAGCGAGAGGTATCTGATGAAATCGGATTACTAGCTCTTCAGCAGGGAGCGAAACAGGTAACAACTGATAAAAAACCCGAACCAGCAGCAGAACCCTCAGGCATAACGATAGATAATGTCCCTTCCGTAGAAGAGTTCGAGGAAGTCCATACGCTGGATGATGTTATTACTGGGATCGAAAAGCTCGTTGAGAGCGGCGACCCAGATGATTTCAAGTCTGACGGAGCGCCAAAGGCAGCCGCATTGAACCGCGTTGTCGGGCGAACAGTCAGCACCGAAGATCGAGAAGCGGCTTGGGAGGCGTTCCTTCATTCGTGAGGTAGACCATGGCTGTCACCGTACAAAGCGTTATTGACCGAGTTCAAAAGACCCTGCAGGACACCACGGGTGTTCGTTGGCCAGTGGTGGATGAACTCGTACTCTGGGTCAATGATGCCCAGCGTGAAATCGCCCTTTTAAAGCCGGACGCTTCGGCTAAGAACACTACTATTACCCTCGTAGCCGGTACCAAGCAGGAGATCCCTAGCGACGGTAATCGACTTCTTCGCGTTGTCCGAAATATGTCCGCCGCTACAAACGGCGTAGGCAAACGAGCTGTCCGTATTGTTTCGCGCGAAGTGCTCGATGCTCAGACTCCAGACTGGCACGATCCGCTCGTAGCCGGTGATGCTTCGCATGCTGCGGTTATCAAACATTACATCTACGACGAGGCAAACCCACGTAACTTTTACGTGTACCCCGGCGTTGCGTCGCCAGCAGCGTCGTACGTAGAGATTATTTATTCGGCTAATCCGACCACGGTTGCCCAGAACGGGAACTTAGATATCCCTGATATCTTTGCAAACGCCGTGATGAACTACGTCCTCTATATGGCGTACATGAAGGACGCTGAGTATGCTGGTAACCAGCAGCGGGCTTCTTCGCACTTCCAGCTGTTTATGTCTTCCATCACCGGTAAGGCGCAGCTAGACGCTATTACTTCGCCTAACTTCGACGCTAGCCGACAAGTAACGTCTGTCCCAGCTGTAGCGGGGTAATAACTCATGGCGCTCTATGAGTCGCTCCTGCCAGAGATCATCCCGATGGTGCCGGGTTGCCCCGACACGCTTATCGAGAACAATATCCGCGCAGCGGTTATTGAGCTTTGCGAAAAAGCAGCTGTGCTGCAAGCCGAATTAGACCCTGTTACCACAATTGCTGGCATCTACGAATATGATCTTGAGCCGCCTACCGATACGGTAGTGCACAAGATCATGTGGGTAGTTCATGACGGCAAAGAGATTGAGCCAATCAGCACTAATCTCTTAGAGCAACGTAAGCAGAACTGGCGTGACGCCGACAATCGTGGAACTCCGGAGTACTTCGTAAAGACCAGTCAGTCACTGTTCTGGATGGTACCGGTACCAAACGAAACTAAAGCGTCTAGTACCATTTTGCGGGTGCAGCTGAAACCCACTCAAACTTCTACCACCGCTGATGACGAGCTGATGTCGGAGTACCGCGACACCATCGTCAACGGTGCTCTGTTTCGTTTATTGCGTTTGCCTAGCAAAGACTGGACTGACTTTGCTGGGGCACAGGTGTACGGGTCTTTGTTTGCTGAGGGCATAGCCCAAGCAGACAGACGCGCACGAAACGCTGATGCGGGAATTGCTAGGAAGGTAGCGTATGGCGGCATTCACTCCTCTTTCTCACGTCGTAGGAACCGGTACGGTAGCGGCGGTTGAGCCGATCGTATCTGACATACGTAGGGAGTGGGATTGGGTTAAACCAGGTGTAGAAGAGATCCTTCGTAACGCGAAGACTTTGACATACCGGGCCGAAGATGTGTACGCGGCGTGTGTAAATGGACAAGCCGTGTTGTGGGTTACAAGTGAAGGGTTCGTAGTCTCTACAACAGAGGTCGATAACTTCACCGGAAAGAAGACAATGTTTCTTTGGCTCGCGTGGGCCAAGGAGAAGGGGAATAGTTTGGTATCTAGGTACCAGTCGTTCTTCGAGCGCGTTGCCAGAGAAGCGGGGTATAGCTACTTAGAGACAAGATCCCCGTTTTTAGGTCTGATGTCGCACTTGGAAACGAACGGGTGGACTGTAGATACAGTTGTATATACGAGGGCACTATGAGCAGCAAACCGAAGGCAGCAGACTATAAGCCAAGTGAAGCTGAAAAAGCTTCCGCCTCAGTTGCTATGGCGGAGTACGAGTACTTCAAACAGAAGTACGATCCGTTGCTGCAGGAGATGCGCGATAAATCGCTAACCGAAGACGTACAGTCCAGTCTTCGTGGCCGTGCTAACGCAGACGTTATGCAGGCAATCTCTACGCCTAGCCTTCAACAAGCCACTAGCAGCACTGCTGCTAGCGATATGGCGCAAGCACTGACTAGCCAACTTAACACCGCTAACGTTTCGGCCAAGCAAGTTCAGAATACTATGCAGACAGGCGTACTCGGCACTGCTCGCGGGCAAGCTGCTGACGCTCAATCCGGCATGGCTCAAGCTAGTCGGCTAGCTACGTCCTCTGCACTGGAACGCGCTCGCGCCAATCAGCAGGTAGCTCAAGCTAAGCAAACTGCTGCTGCCCAGATAGCATCGACCGCTATTGCTCAGGCTGGCGAAAACATCGCTAGCGGCGGTAAATGGTACGCTCCAAAAGACGCTAAAACCGGCCAGTTAGTTACCGGCGTTGGCGATCGGTTACGCTACAGTACGTACGGAAGCACTACGTATGGGCAACAAAACCAACCTCAGTCGTTAGGTGGTACGCCATTATTCGTACCTACTTCTCCGCTTGGGTTTTATTCTCCTACCGGAGGAGCTTCTGCTTTTAATGCAGCCACCCCAACTGTTAAAAAGTCTGATCTTGTTTCTACACCAGTAGTCGGCATGTTTGCTCCGCGAGGCTAAGAAATGATATCCACTTTGTCTCCTGAAGTTATGGAAGCTTTGCGGCAGCAACAAGCCGTATCTGGCGGCGGCGGATCTACTTACGTCTCGCTCCCAAACGTATCAGACCCGGAACAAGCGTACGCTAACCTCACGCGTCAAGAGTACCTTGACTACGTAAAGAACTACCGTGGGTTTGAAGAAGAGCTTATTAATAAAGCGCGTACCGATAAAACTCTTATAGAGCAAGCCCGAAAAGACGTGGGAGCCGCTTCTGCGCTTACGCAAGGCGTAGCGTCTCGCAATGCTCAGCGTTACGGAGTTGCTCTAACGCCAGCGCAAATCCAGCAGCAGGAACTCCGTTTGCAGCGTGCTAATACGCTCGGCGGTATTCAGTCAGTTAATGACGCTAAAATTGCTCAACGTGAAGCTAACACGGCCTTGCTTGCTGACCTAATTAACATTGGCCAGGGCGTAAATCGCGCTTCGCAGCAGCAACTTGGTTCAGCAGCAGCGGACGCTACAGCTCGCAAAAATGCTTACACACAGGCAAAAGCAGCGTCTAAAGCCAATACTTATTCAACTATCGGTTCGCTCGCTTCAGCAGCGATCCTTGCGTTTGCATTCTGAGGTAAGCCATGGCTGACAATATTGGTAGCGCAATCCTGGCTGGTATCCAAGGTGTGCAACAAAACGCACGCCAGCGGCAAGCTATGCTTTTGCAAGAACAAGAGCTAGATCTGGCGCGTCAGCGTTCAGCTCGAGAAGATGAACAGCTAAAGATTCAGCAAGAGCAGCTTGGCATCAACAAAGATGTAAATGCTAGAGCGCAACAGCAGCAGACTGAGTTGCTGCGTACAAACGCAAAGACTCGTCTAACGGAAGATTCCGACCGCGTGTTTGGCAGAGCGCAGAGCCTTGGCATCATCAAGCGCGATGGGAGCATCGACCGTGAGGCTTTGGCCAAAGGTATTAAGAGCGGCGACCGTCAGTACATCGGCGTTGTCGCAGACATCCTGAACGTTAACAAAGCAGAAGAGAATTTAAACCGTGGGAAGTTTGACCCTACAGACTTCCGATTTACTGGGGTAGATCCAGAAGCCTTGAAGCAAGGCAGACTAATTGCTACCGGGCAATATAGCGACGGTCGCCAGGGAGTGTTTACTGCACAGGGCGGATCTGAGCCAAACGAGAATGTGATTAATACGTCTGTCGACGAAGGCGTTGATCTTGCTATTGAAGCGCTTCAGATGCGCGTTATTCCTAATTCAAATATGGGCGCCACAAGCGCCGAGTCTCGTTTGAATGTTGGAAGAAACGTTGGCGGAACTATTGCCGACGCGTTTAGCAACGTGTCTCCGGTGTACGCGCGTCGAAGCGGCGCACGTACAGTGCTTAATGCCGTAGACGCCAGCGGGCTACCAGTAGAAGCAAGCCGCACGGTTATTGCGCAGCTTGCTGCTATTAAAGACCCTAAGCAGAAGCAGGAGTTTCTTTGGAACTTGTCCAGAGAACTCGGCGTAGAAGCAGAAGTTAAAACGCAAGGCGGTCTTTCTTCGTCAAGGTTGGGAGAAGACCGAGAAAGATTGCTGCCAGGCACTGGCGGAACACCCATTACTGTACCAGTAACTATAAAGGCAAGCGATAAGGTTCGTGGTCTAGATATTCAGTTGAGTAAAAAACGCGCTGAAGCAGACAAACTGCCAGTTGATTCCCCAGCAAGGGAACGTCTTGAATTGGAAATTACGGATCTTAACACCCAACGCGGCGAGTTTATCCGTGGTGAAAACGAACGCGTTTGGACTGGTTTTGAAACAGAAAGCAAACGCATTAAAGAAGCCTCTGCTCGTCCAAATGCTACCGCAGAGACAAAGAGCTTTTGGTCTAAAAAGCAGCAAGACCTGGACGCAAAGAAACAAGCATTCATTAAGGCAGGCGGCTACACGCCTGTTATGCGTACCACTGACTATGCTGCGTTAGAACAAAATGTGCTGTCTAAAATTAAGCAGCTGTCGCCCGGCGAAATTGCTACGGCGGTTCAGAATGGGCAGCTTAAGTTCTCTGAGACAGACGTACGTGCCATGCGCGCAAGACTTTCTGAGTCTGGAGCTGGCTCGGTTAACGCGGTTGCAAAGGCGCACCCAAAAGAAGAGATCATTGGGTCATTTGCTATTGCTTATGCGCAGTCTACTAACCCAGCGCAGCAACAAAGTCTTCTTACTATGATTGCCAACACCGCTGAAACTGGTAGTCCGTTCTTGAGTGACGCAGCCCGTCGCGAAATGGACCTACAAGAACAGCGTATGGCAGTTGATCTTGAGACAGCTCGCCTTCGTGCGAGTACGTCTGCTAACGAAGTTAAGCTTGCGAATATACAGGCTTTAGACAGAACACTTGTTGAGAGCGGCAACAATCTCAATCGTACAGAAGATGGTAAGCCAGTAAAAACAACTCTAGATGATGCTCGTAGATGGGCTATTGCATCTCAGCCTAGAAACCAATTTGTTATAGGACAAATGGCCCGACTAGATCCTGTTGCTGCCCAGCAAGCCTATAAAGTGCATATTGGGCAGGCTTCACAGGCAGCTGCTACCATATTTGACGAGATGCCTAGCGGCGGTTTTTTAGGCCCGGCTAAAGACGTCCTTTATTCTTGGTTTGGCGATAAGCCTACAGTTGATACTATGGCGCAGCGTTTAGAAAACGTACGAGTTGTTAAAGAAAAAGGAAGCGACGGAGTAGAACGCGTAAAGTCGCTATACCTCGTTAATAGAAGTACTGGCCGACAACAGGGTAAAGAGCTGACAGCCTCTCAGATCCAGAACATGGATGGCGGTCCAGAGTTGTTTGCGATCCTTTCAACAGCCGGTGTGATCAACGATAACATAGCTTCATCTCGTGCCGCCGCTAACGCTAAGCAGTAACTAAACGCATGGCCGAAAGAACACTAGTCCTTCCGGAGCAAGAGGATCAGTTCACGTCTTTTTTACGGGACGTGTACTCATCTACTCCAGAGGAAGATGCGCAGTTCCAAAGATTTGCTGCTGGGGAGAACGCTCCGCAGCTACCAACTGCGCCTGGCAACTTGCAAGAAGTATTTAGCGCCGGTATTGAGTCCGGTGTTCAAGGACTAACAGCAGATCTTGAATACTTTAAAGCGCTTGGCAACACCCTTATGGGGGACGAACAAGCCGCTGCTTTAAATATCCAAGAGGCTCGACTCCGTGAGGAGTTTGCTGCAGCGCCAGTACAAGGTCTCGATACGTTTGAACAGTTCTTAGACCAGCCTACATTCGGCGGGTTTATTGAACAGGCAACCAAAAGTTTTGGCCAGGTTCTGCCATCAGCCGCGCTATCTATAGCGGGTGCCGGTACCGGTGCTATTACAGCCGCCGTCGGCCGTGGCGTACTTAATCAGGTCAACAAGCAGGTTGCCAAGCGAATCATAAAAGACTCCGTTGAGCGTACTGCCAACGGCGTTGCTGATCCTGTCGAACAACAAATTGCAGAGCTGGCTTATGGTTCTCTCCGCACGGCCGCTAAGCGTGGCGCTATAGGTGGTGCATTCGCTGCCGAATATGCGCCTATGTCGGGTAGCAATTTGTCCGAGGCTCTCGAAGCCGGACAGCCACTTGACCAGGCCAACGCGCTACGGGCCGCTGCTATCGGCATTCCGCAAGCAGCAATCGGCGTCGGTAGTGAGTACGCATTACTTAAGCTGATCGGCGAGCAAGCCACTAAGCGTGCCGCTGTTGAAGGCGGCGTATTTGCAAACTTTGCGAAGCGGTTAGGCACCGGTGCGCTCCAAGGCGGTGCTATCGAAGCCACCACTGAAGTAGCTCAAGAAGGCATTAGCGTCCTAAACCGCGCTGACCTAGACCCGCTATTTACTGCAGAAGACGCCAAGATGCGTCTCGCAGAAGCTGCGTTTGCTGGTTTCTTTGGCGGTGCTGCTCCTGGCGGTGCTGGTGGCGCTATAGGCGGAACGCTAGACGCTGTGTCGTCTATGAAGCCTGGCCAAGGAGTGCTTACTAATGTAGGCAACATTGTAGAAAAGGCTAAAGGCTTCCTAGAAACAGCTCGCGGGCAGCGCGTTGATCAGCAGATCAACAACGAGCAGTTCGGCGATGTGGCGGCTGGCTTAACAACTCCCGAGTCTGAAGGCGACATCGACGCTCAGCTCCGTGCGATGGTTGATCCGTCTAGCGGCAAAAAAGCCGTGTGGATTGCTGGTGCCGCTCCAAAATTTAACGCTCCGCAAAACCGGGTTAAGACGGCTAGCATTAATGGAACACTGGCATATTCAGCATTTGTCCCAGGCCGAGGCACAATCGTCTCTACTGACGAAGACGTAGTGCGCGAAGTTATTGCAGCCGGTGCATCAGATAAGGCCTTGCAGATCGCCCTTGGTTATAGCGCCGTAAAAGATTATTCCGCTCCCGGTGACATTGTTGTTCAGGCACTCGACCGTAACGGTCGGGTCATCTCTGAAGAAGTCACGTCGCCAGAGGGGGTAAGTGCTGCTTTCGAAGCCGCTCGTAATCTGATGCCCGAAGGTGGCAGCATCCAACAGACTACTGTAGAAAAGGCGCTCGAAGATCGTAAGCGCCGCTTTGAGTCAGAGCAGCGAGTCGAGGTTCGTGACATTGACTTGTCTGACGAACAGACCGACGAGACAGACGCTGACCAGGTAGAGATGTTCGGCCAAGGCGTGCAAGCCGTAGAGGGGCAACGCACAGTTGTTCGAGCGTATGGTCGTAAGACTGACCCGAACCGAGTGTTTGATAACACACAGTCCGCCCGTGCCTCTTACGACACGGTGTTCGGTGAGACTAACTGGGCTGACCCGCGTTTCGCGTCTATGACCGAAGCGATGCTTAACGCTGCTGTAAATGAGCAGCGCAGTAACCCAGACTCAGCGGTATCTATTGAAGACACGCCAGATGGTGGGTATCAAATCGTTCGCGATGATTTTGGCGATCTGTTCCGCTCAATTGATACGGCTGGCAACGAAGTACGTCTAAATCTCCCTGAGTTTTTACGTTCTGCCATACAGAGAGCACGCCGAAGCAAGTACGCTCAGAACTCTCGCGTTACTATTGTTGGCCCAGACGGAAAAAAGTCAGCCGTAAACCTTGTTGACCTTACTGCGGCTGGGCAGCGCTTACTAGAAGGCCGTGAAGGATCTGGGTTTCAGTTGCGCCAAGACCCACGTACCGGCGCTACATACGTATCTCCAGAAGCAGCCGCCAGGGCTGGTTTGCTTGAAGTCTTGGGCGATTTGGCTGTTGAAGGGTACGATGTACAGATCGATGGGCAGTCGCTTTTCCCTGGCTTCCAGCTGACGCCTGACCGTAATCAGGCTGCTGCTGGCCGTATCCCTGCTCGATTAGGCAACGTAACTGCGGCAGTTATTGGCGGCCGTCAGCGATCTTTGAACGATCTTCTGAACCCCGTCCAAGAGTCGGTGATGACGGCAGAAGAGCGCCAAGCTGCGCTTGCTGCTGAACCGCTCGGCCCGCCAAGAGATGATGTTTCAGACGGCCGTACCGAAACAGAACGTATGATCGAGTCGAGCGTTACGGGCGGTGAGCTCCTAACGCCGATGAACATCGACACGCCGCGCTCAGCTATTGATCTGCGCGCTGGTCGTGCTCCTACTACTGTAAGCCCGTTGGCCGAAAGACGCTCGGCGCAAGAGCGTATCTCTAACGCCATCAACAGCATGGTCGGCGATATTGTTCGCGACCTGTTTGACTCGCTCAAGTTTGCCGACCCGCCGCATATTTTTACGTTCGCTGAACTCATAGCTATGTCGGATGACCAGCTATTGCAGCTGTTTGGCGGCGCGTTGAATCCAGTACGCGAAGCAATCGCTAGCATGCAGAATAGCTCCACAAAGATGGGCATGCATATTTCTGGACAGTTTGGAAAGATAATTATCCTTCGAGAGTCCGGCAACGTACTGCAAGACGCTCTTGTTATTGCGCACGAAATTGGCCACAGCCTCTACAAAGAGGAGCGGAATAAAGCGCTTGAGAACTCCGCTATTCGTAAGCGGCTGTTTAGAGCCTATCAGTCATCCCCATCGTTCAAAGACCTAAAGGACAAGTACGGGTTTGATCTCGGCTTTGAAGAGTGGTTCTCTGACCAGGTGGCTTTGTGGGCTAACAAGCGGTACAGAAGCCGTCAGAAGGCTGATAGTCTCGTTAAGAAGTTCTTCAAGGACTTTGCGGCTCGCCTTGAGTCGCTCTGGAAGCAGACATCGGAGTCTTTCCGTAAACGGTTTGGCGGACGACTTGGAGCCGTCAACGAAGACTTCGAGACGTTCATGGACGCTGTCCTTGAGTCCAGAAAGTCACAAGTAAAGGAAAACGGCTTATCCTTTACTGAGCGAGCATTCGTATACGAGCTTAACGACCTTAATATTGCCAACGGCGGCGCAGCCCGAGCGGCGCACTGGCAGTCGAAGATCTCGCAGCTTAAGAAGAGCCCATACGTTAAACCTATCCTTCGGCTTGTATCGACGGCCGATGGCATCCTGCGTATGTACGCCGGTAACGAAATAGCGGATATGTTTTACGTACGGGCCCAAGATCCGACCGGCAAAGGCCGTCTTGGTTTTGTACCGCAGTCGGCGCGTACGTTTGACTTGTATAAGAACCGACTTGATACGGAGTTAGGGTCATTTGATGATCCGGCTCTGGACGCAGAGTTCGATAAGGCAGCGTCAGACACGCCGACCGCACAGTTGACCGGTAAGGCGCTGGCCATCCGCCAGTTCCTTGAGGACTTCTACTCAGAATACGTCAGCCCATCGAAGACTAAGATCGGCTTCCAGCGCGACTACTTTCCGCGTCTGCTTGATCTTGTGGCTATCTCAAATGACCCGCAAGCATTTGTCGATTTGATTCTGCAGGCCGACCCAAGTGCAAACCGCGCAAAAATAACTAGCAGAGTTCAGAAGCTCGTAGACCTTCAGCAGGCGGTAACTAACGGCGCCGACGTAGAAGGCAACCCGTTGGACCCGGCCGCTAGCGTTAACGAGGCGCTTGAGTTAACGAAGAACTTAACTCGCCAGCAGCTTCGAGATAACGGCTTTTTGCTCCCGCCAAAGCAGGCGTTTTCTGAGTACGTCCGCAAGGTAATCAAGCGCGTCGAGTTCGACCGCGCTACCAAAGATGACCAGGGTAACGATCGCCTCAAGCCGCTGCTGGATGCTCTTGCACCAGAGGATCGCGAGCAGGCGCTGCAGGTTATCAACACCTACATGGGTTATCGCGCTCCGCTCAGTCCGTTCTGGCGAAAGCTGAACAGCTGGGGGCAGTTCATTCAGTTCGTGACTATCCTGCCGTTTGCTGCAATCTCGTCTGTGACAGACCTGGCTGGTCCGGTTATCGCGTCAAAAGAGTTTGGCGACCTGACGACTGGCATGAAAGAGGTAGTAGCGACTATCAAAAACCGCGAAGAGGCCAAACAGTTGGCTCGCGACATCGGTGTCGTTACGCCAGAAGCCGTGGCTAACGCGTGGATCACTGATGCGGACGCCGACTATATGGATCCGACCGCTCGTAAGTGGTCTGACCACTGGTTCTCGTTGACTGGTTTGAACTGGTTCACTCGGTTCACTCGTGAGTTTGCTACCGGCATGGGCGTGCAGTTCATTACGAAACACGCACGTAATGAGTTCAATAACCCGCGATCGGATCGGTACCTCGAAGAGCTTGGTCTGACCCGAGCCGATGTAACGAGCTGGCTCAACAGTGGGCGCAAGCTTTCGACGCCAGAAGGTAAGAAGGTTACTCAGGCGCTGCAGCGATTCGTTGAATCTTCGACGCTGCGTCCTAATGCTGCAGAGCGACCGGTGTGGGCGTCTGATCCGCACTTCGCTTTGATATGGCAGCTGAAAGGTTACTTTTACTCCTACGGTAAGGTCATCCTAGGCGGTATGTTCTCGGAGGCTGAAACCAGACTTCGTGAGCAGAATATTGGAACCCCGTGGCAGCGTGTTGGGTCCGCAGCCGGGCTGCTCGCGCTTACTGCGGTAGCGACTATGCCGCTGGCAATGCTTGGTATGGAACTTCGCGAGTACGCAAAGTTTGGCCTGGCAGCGTTCTTACCGTTCGTTGAGGCCGACCAGAAGTACTTCCGGACCGACCGTATGGACTGGTCTGAGTATCTCGGAACGGCCTTTGAGCGGTCAAACTTTAGCGGGCCATTTGGGCTAGCTACAGGGGCTTCAAATGCTGCTAACTTTGGCGACAGCCCACTGTTTACGCTTCTTGGACCCACGACAGAGACTATCGATACCGCTATGACTAATGGCTGGCGGATAGACCGGACGTTGAAAGACCGGCTGCTGCCAATTTATAACCAGCTGTAAGGGGTACCTATGGAACTCTTTGAAATCTTTACTCGCGCATGGCCAGTTATTCTGGCGATGATCACCCTTATCATCGTGCTGTCTAAGCTGGATCTGCGGGTCGCGGTATTAGAGGATAAGATCAAGACCTTGTTTGATCTGCTTAACAAGAGGAACGAAAAATGATGACTATGATTAGTACCTTCCTGTCATTTTTGGCAGGCGGTCTTCCTAAGATTTTGCAGATTTTTCAAGATCGACAGGACAAGAAACACGAGTTGGCCTTGGTTGCCGCGCAGAAGGAGCGTGAGTTGGCTTTGGCCGAGAAGGGCTTTCTTGCTCAGGCTCGGGTTGAAGAGATCAAACTGGAGCAAATCCAAACTCAAACGGCAGGCGAAGAGCGCCAATCCCTGTATCAGCACGACATCGAGATCGGCAAAGGTGCATCCCAGTGGATGATTAACCTCCGGGCCTCCGTTCGCCCGGTCGTCACCTACATCTTCGTGTTGGAGCTTGTCGCCCTTAACATTACGGGCATCTGGTACGCCTGGAACCAAGGCGTACCGTTCGCCGTGGCTATGGAGAACGTGTTTGGTGATGACGAGATGTTGATCCTCAGCAGCATAATCGCCTTCTGGTTTGGCACTCAGGCGTTCAACAAGAAGTGAAAGTCTCCCCCGCCGCCATCCAGATGATCAAGCACCACGAAGGGGTGCGGACTAAGCCTTACCGCTGTCCTGCCCTTTTGTGGACGGTCGGCGTGGGCCACGTAATTGACCCAACCCACACGAGGATAAAGTATGAGGAGCGGCGTAATATATCGGTACCCCCTGGCTGGGACAGAGTCCTCTCCGTGGGAGAAGTTGACGCTCTTCTTGCTGAAGACCTTGGCCGTTTTGAGCGTGGTGTACTTAGACTGTGTCCTGCTGCTGCTGGCCGTCAGGGAGTTTTCGATTCTCTCGTCAGTTTTGCCTTCAACGTGGGCCTCGGCAATCTCCAGCGTTCTTCCCTTCGGATGAAGACCAACCGGGGCGAGTTTGAGGAAGCGGCTGATGAGTTCCTGAAGTGGACTAAGGCCGGTGGCCGGGTACTTCCTGGCCTGGTCAAACGGCGTATGGACGAGCGTTCCTTGTACTTGTCCGGCGTGCATTGTACAAACGATCCTGCTAATATCCGGTAGGGGATCTCTACCTCCACACGAAGGGTTTAAGATGGCAGAGAAAATTAAACTCGTTCAAGGGGACACCCGCCCTCAGGTGCGCCTCACGCTTACCGACGAAAATACGGGTCAGGTCATAGACCTAACGGGTGCTACCGTTACCCTACACTTTCGCTCTGTCGGCGCTACTACTTCGTTGTTTTCACGGCAAGGCGTAGTTATTGACGCCCCAAACGGCATCGCTGTCGTTTCCTGGCAAGCCGGTGACCTTAACGTCCCGGCTGGTGAGTACGAGGGGGAGATCGAGGTCTACTGGTCCGCGACCAACGCGCGCCAGACAGTTTACGACTTGTTGAAGTTTAAAGTCCGTGAGGACATCGCGTGAAACTGACTGCCGCTTGGACAGTCATAAAGAGCGCCATATCTTCCCAGGCGCTCTCTGCATCGGTTTCCGCCGTGCAGTTAGCCGCAGCTACTCAGGCAGCGGTCATTACGCTAGTCTATGAGCTGGGGCTGTTTTTACTCCTTGTCGATCGGGAAGACGGAGTTTCCGTAGACGAAAACCTGCAGCGTTCTTTTTCGAAGCGTTTAACTGACGCATTTAGGGCAGTCGATGCCCATGCTTTAGGTTTCCAGAAATCGGCCCAAGATGCAGTCGCCTTAACAGATGCCGAAACGCTGGCTATCTTTAAGAACAACTCAGACCTACTTCAACTTGTAGACATCCGAGCCGTAGCAGTGGCAAAGGCGCTGGCAGACGGCGCCTTGACGCAAGACAAATTGGTCAATGCGGTCTACAAGGCTCTCGTTGATCTTGCCGCTGTTATAGACAATAAGTCGCTCGCTACCGGCAAGGTGGTCGGAGACGCGCTAGCCATTGCCGATGAAGCGTTTGCCTCGGTCTCCAAATCGCTGACTGACACAGCAGTTCTGTCGGACTTGCATCAGTTCTCTGCCCAAAAGAGCCTCTCCGATGTCGTCGGAGTAACCGATGACATCGACGGTGCTTTGACTATTGAAGACGACCAAGAGGTCAACTTCTTTAAGTTTACTAGCAACGTTGCTGCAGCTACTGACAACTTTGTTCGTCAGGTTGACTACGTACGCCAGTTTGACGACGCCGGGTTTGTCGCTGACCAGAGTGTTCTGGCCAGCAATAAAGCCCTCGCCAATGATGCGGAACTGACTGACGCAGCAGCACGCGTGTTTGACAAAGGCCTCTTTGAGTTCCCGTCCGTTGCTGATGCGTTCGTAAGCTCGGTACAGAAGGCCGTCGATGATCTCATCCGTGCTACTGCTGAGGATCAGCACGAACTGCAGATCAACAAGATTGTAGCCCACGTTGCAACAGTCACGGATACTATCCTACTTGCGCTGACGTCGATACGTAACGCTGCTGACTCCGGTATTTTGTCTGACGTAGATGTCTTGGAGATATCTAAGGCGCTTAACGAAGCATTGTCAGTTGCTGACACAGCTGTAGTATCGTTGTCGAAGCCTTTATTTGACAGCGTTGATCTGTTTGACCTGGTATCACAAGAACTGTCTAAGCCTCGCGCAGACAGTTCGTTGGTATCAGACGATTCTGTCTTGGCTTTGTTTAAGGGGCTAGCAGACGAAACTCAGATCTCTGATCAGTTTGTCTTGATTGCTACATACCTACGTAGCATTGATGATTCCTCTGTAGCAGTTGACCAGTTGGTACGCTTGCTATCAAAAGTCCTGTCTGACTCAACCACTGTCTCGGATTCGCCGTTCAAGCAACCGAACTTAGGTAAGTCGGATTCTGTGTCAGTAGGAAGTTCGGGAACGCTACTGATGCAAGGGTACTGCGATATTACGTATTTCGCAGAAGACTTTGTCGGTAGTTCTCGGTCATTTACTTAGTGAGGTCTTTTTAGATGAATACGCTCGAAAGTTTGAAGGTGAAGGGTCGCCTGAACATTGTTCTGCGCGACAAAGACGGTAACGTCAAGGACGAGCGCGAGGTCGATAATCTCGTCGTCAGCTCGGGCTTGGCTTACATCATTAGCCGTATGGTCGGCACGTCGAAGGCTGTCATGTCTCATATGGGTCTCGGCTCTGGTACCACGGCTGCTGCCGCTGGTCAGACCGATCTCGTGAGCGTGCTTGGCTCACGTGAGGCTCTTGATTCCAGCACGATCGCTGGCACGGACAACGAAAAGGTTGTTTACGTTGCCTCGTTTGAGCCGGGTGACGCGACTGGTGCTGTGACCGAAGCGGGCATTTTCAATGCCTCGACGGCTGGTGACATGCTCTGCCGCACCGTGTTTCCGGTTGTGAACAAGGGCGCAGATGACGCATTGTCCGTTACTTGGACGATCACGTTGTCAGCGGTCTAACAGAGACCGTAAATGTCAACGGTAACTCTTAGAAACGTAAAGGGATCGCCGCTGACTAATGCGGAGGTTGATGCTAACTTTTCGAACTTGAATAGCGACAAGTCGGAAAAAGCAGCCAACCTCAGCGACCTCACTAGCGCGAGTACCGCCCGGAGCAATCTGGGCGTGTACTCAAGCGCTGAGGTAGACAGCAAAGCGATTGCTATGGCTATCGCTCTGGGGTAACACATGGCTTTTAAATCGATCGCATTGCCGAACATCGGCACATCAGGATCGCCTTCGACTGTTACTACTACCGTACAGGCTGGGGAAACCCAGACCCTTATTGGGTTAGCTTTTGCCAACGCAAGCGGTACAAACGTGACTATTTCGGCGAAACTGAACAAGAGTGGCGGCGCTTCTGCGTTCTTAATTAAGGACGCACTGGTTCTTCCAGGCGGAGCGTTGGCGGTGGTAGGCGGCGATCAAAAAGTGGTGCTCGAAACGGGCGACACAATTACTGCGTACGCAAGTGCTAGTAATTCAGTCGACGCTACTCTGTCTTACCTCGTCTGAGGATTGAGCAATGGGCTATATTGGTAACGCTCCGTTTGGCGGACAAATCACTGGTGACAACGTCCTTGACGGGTCAGTTGGCACAGCTGATATAACCAATGGAGCAGTTACGGCTGCCAAACTTAGTTCTACTGCTATTACTGATAAGCTTGGATTCACGCCGTACAATTCCGCTAACCCTAGTGGGTACATAACTAGTTCTGCGCTCTCTCCGTACTTAACGATTGCTAGCGCAGCTAGTACGTATCAGACTATCCTTACCTACTCTGACGTTACTACAGCTCTCGGATTTACTCCGTATAACAGCACAAACCCTAGCGGGTATATATCCGGCAACCAGACGATTACCGTCTCCGGTGACGCCAGCGGTAGCGGTACTACTGCAATCTCTCTTACGCTGGCTAACAGCGGCGTTAGTGCTGGCACCTACGGTAACGCAACAAACATTCCTCAGATCGCGGTTGACGCTAAAGGTAGACTTACTTCTGTTAGTAACGTTGCTGTTAGCATCCCGTCCGGGTCTTTGACGTTTACCGGTGATGTAACTGGAACCGGATCGACTGGATCCAGCACGGCATTGACGTTAGCCAACAGCGGCGTGTCTGCCGGTACGTACACAAAAGTCACTGTTGATGCGAAAGGCCGCGTTACTACCGGAGCATCGCTAGCCTCGGGCGACCTGCCTACCTACACCGGCACGATCACCTCAAGCCAGGTGACGACCGCGCTCGGGTACACGCCTCCGCAGCCAACCGGTACTGGTGCAAGCGGAACGTGGGGCATCTCGATCAGCGGCAACGCTGCTACGGCAACCACGGCTTCCAACGTAAACAACGGCACGTTGACAATGAACGTGTCGGGTACGGGGTTGTCTGGTTCTCAGACTTTTACGGCTAACCAGTCGAGCAACGCAACGTTCACAATAACGTCGAACGCAACAAGTGCAAATACAGCAAACGCTATTGTCGCGCGTGATGCTAATGGTGCTTTTGTTGCTCAAGACATTACCGCCACTCGTAGTAACGGCACCGGCGTTATTTTCTTTGGTAATACTGGAACGCGATACCTTTTCTGGGATGGGACTAACTACGCCATGCCCGGTGCCAATCTTTTTGTTAACGGTTCTCAGGCCGTCACAAATAACGGTGGTACGTGGGGCATCAATATCTCCGGCACGGCCGCGTACGCAACCAACACTACGCAGGGTTTTGCTAGTAACTGGAACACCGACTTCGCCAACACGCCTGCTGGGAGCACAAGGCTTTCTGGCGACACACCTACTGGTAGCTCAACAGGTGGCCCCGGTGGAGTGTGGTGGTTCCAGCAAAACATGCGTCATACCAACGCATCAAACGTCTGGGGCGTTCAGGTCGCGTGGGGGTGGGAAGACAATGCTAACGTTCTTCGCACTCGCAACGTACAAGGCGGCAATTACGGTGCGTGGGTCACGTACCTTAATAGCGCTAATTACACTTCTTATGTAACGGGTAGCAAATTGCAGTCACAGACATTTACAGGTTCGGGCACCTTTACTGTCCCGACAGGCGTTACATCCGTTTGGGTCACCATGGTTGGTGGCGGCTCAGGCGGAGGCGCAAGCGCATACGGCAACGGTGCTGGCGGCGGCGGTGCTGGCGCATATATGATCAAAAGGGCCGTTAATGTTACGCCGGGATCAGGAGTTGCTGTCACTATCGGTGGAGGGGGTGCTGGTCACCCTCCTGACTCTCAAGGTAACGGGTCTCCTGGCGGTGCTACTTCGTTTGGCTCAATTAGCTGCTCTGGCGCGCTTGGTGGCGGTGGTATTGGCCAACAGCAAAATTCACAGGCAGGCGCTGGTGGAGCGGTTGGTGGCGCAAGGCAATACACTTTCGCAGCGGGTAGCCTTGGCGGGCTAGTGGGTAGAAACGTAACGGGTGGCGTCAATTGGGGCGGCGGTGCAGGCGGCCTGTATGGTAACGGCGGTAACGCTAGCGACGCTTACGGTGAGAGCGCGGTTGGAAACTCCGGCGGCGGTGGCGGTGCTGGTGGTTATGGCGGCGGCGGTAACGGTGGATCGGGAATGGTTATCGTCGAGTGGTTAGCATAAGGAGTATAAGACGTGGCACATTTTGCACAGCTTGATGAAGACAACGTGGTAATCAAAGTCGTAGTGATTGGCAACGAAGATATATGCGACGAAGACGGAAACGAGGTTGAAAGTATTGGCGTCGCCTTTTGCCAAAGTTTATTTGGCGAGGGCAATTGGGTGCAGACCTCGTATAACGGAACGTTTCGTAAACGATATGCTGGCGTAGGTTATACCTATGACGCTGACTACGACGCGTTTATCCCACCGAAGCCATTTGCTTCTTGGGTTTTTGATGAAGTCAAACTGAACTGGGCACCACCGGTGCCATTTCCGTCTGACGGTGGACGCTACGATTGGGACGAAGCATCAGGCTCTTGGGAAGCCATTGCTGGTTCAAACGGTTAATAGGTGCTAAATGGAAACGTATTCTTTTGTTCTTACTGAGCAGGACGCCAACATTATTATTGGCGCGTTGGCAAAACAACCGTTTGAGGTGGTTGTGAACCTGATACAGAAACTTCAAACGCAAGCTGAGAAGCAAAGAAACGCTAAGGAAATGATGGAGGTAGCGGCAGGAGCGGCTTCCACCGAACTTCCTAGCCCAGCCAAATAAAATCAGAGCAGCAAAAGCTGCTCTTGAGGTAACGCATGGCATACATCGGCAACGCACCAGGGTTCTCAACGCAGCGCATCGTGACTACGTTCACGGCGACTGCTGGTCAGACCTCGTTCTCGCCCACCGGCGGGTACATACTTAATTACGTCGATGTGTACTACAACGGCGTTAAGTTGGTAGCGGGTGACGATTTCACTGCTACCGACATGAGCGCGGTTGTATTAACCATTCCTGCTTCTGCTGGTGACATGGTTGAAGTTGTCTCGTATGTACCGAGAGGCTTAACTGACGGTTACACCAAGGTTGAAGCCGACGCTCGCTACGAACCAATTGATAGCGCGTATACAAAAGCTGAAGCTGATGCCCGTTACGAACCAATCGATAGCGCCTACACGAAAGCAGAATCTGACGCTCGTTACGAGCCTTTAGACAGCGCGTATACAAAAGCTGAGTCTGATGCGAAGTACGCGCTGTTAGGTGCGAACACTGACATTACTTCGCTAAATCCTGACTACATAACGTTTGACCAGACGGCAGTCGTCACCGACGCTGTTGGCCGCTTGACATGGGATTCTGCGACCGGCTCTTTGCGCATGCCGATGCTCGGCGGTAATGCCGTTGCGTCTCTCGGTCAAACAATGCATGCGTATGTAACTAACGCCGAGTCGTTTACAATCAATAAAGGGCAGCCTGTATATCTACACTCTGCTCAAGGCGATCGAGCGACGGTAAAGCTGGCGTTTAATACTTCTGATGCAACATCGGCAAAGACTTTTGGTCTTGCCGCTGAAAACATAGGCGCGAATCAGACAGGCTACGTTATTTGCCAAGGCGTACTAAGTAATATAGATACATCCGCTTACACTGGCGGAGCAACTCTTTACCTTGGAAGCACTGCTGGGTCGCTAACAACGACTAAGCCAGTAGCGCCAAACCACTTGGTTTATATCGGCGTTGTCGAAAAAACCAATGCTGGCGGCGGTCAGATTTACGTTCGCCCACAGAATGGGTACGAGCTGGATGAGATTCACGACGTACTGATTACGTCTCCTGCCAATGGGCAGATACTGGTATACGACGGCTCCACTAACTTATGGAAAAATCAAGCCCCGGCTGGCGGTCTGCCAGATTTAGTAGTCGTCTCTGGCACTACGCAAGCAGCCGTCGCTAACAAGCACTACGTTTTGACTAACGCTGCTACCACGACCGTCACACTTCCGGCTTCTCCGGCGGCTGGCGACGTAGTGTGGGTCACTGTAGAGAACGGCCGCATCGACAACGTGATTGCCCGCAACGGCCAGAACATTGAAAGCATCGCGGATGACTTACTGCTCGACGACACGCAAGCGTCGCTGCAGCTCCGCTACGTCAACGCAACTATTGGATGGGTTTTGATATGACCGCTCTTAGCAGCCTAAGGTCTGGCGGAAAGCCAAAACAAGTAACTACGTATACAAGTGGAACTGGAACATATACGCCTACCGCCGCTAATGCGTGGTGCTACGTCACTCTCGTCGGCGGAGGCGGAAATGGTGGCGGCGGCTCCGGTGACGGCGGGTCTGCTGCAGCTGTATGGACACAGTGGATAAAGTTGTCAGGGGCTACTTCTTATGCTGTTGGAGCTGGCGGCGGCGGCAACACTACGTTTGGCTCGTTAACCGCAGTTGGAGGTAGATCCGGCGGCGGCAACTTCTCTCAGGGTAGTGACGCTGGCGGAGGAGCTGGTGGTTTTAATGGACAGTCGTCGCAATATGGCGCAGGAGGTTCTGGATCTGGCTACGGGGGTGTAAACGGTGGTAACGCAACTGGCTACGGAGCCGGTGGGGGCGGCGCCGGGTACTACTACGGCGGGCGGGATGCTGGCAGCGGGTCTGGCGGTTTAATTATCATTGAGGATTTTGGACCATGAAGCGTTGGGCATTGATTGAAGACGGAAAAGTAACAAATGTCGTCGAGCAGGCCACGCAGCCGGTATTGTTTGGTTCATGGGTTGAAACGCCGACGCACTATGTTAGCCCCGGTTGGAGTTATATAGATGGCGAATTCGTTGACCCACGTCCGCCGATCACTATTCCTAACATTATCACAAAGGTGTCGTTTCGTTTCCGCATGACCGACACTGAGTATGTCGGCGTTCTGACCGCTGCCAAGACCGACGTTGAGGTCCAGGCTTGGGTCGAGACCTTCAACATGGTGTCACAGGTCAACTTGTCGGACGAACGAACCGTGGCCGGACTTAACGTCTTGGTCAGCAAAGGTCTGCTCACCCAAGAGCGGGCTACAGAAATACTGTCTACTACCGTACTAGAGGGGGAAAGGCCGTAATGTCCAGAGCCAGAACACTAGCCAGCGCCATCGGTTCCGACGGTGCGCTTAACGTAGGCGACGTCGCGGGGCTGCATACGGTCGCGTCTACGGGTCTTTTTTCGGACCTTATGAGTAAACCCACAACCCTGGCCGGATATGGTATAACAGACGCGGCCACGCAACAGTACGTCGCTGATTCCATTGGAGAAGTAGAAGCGCTCGCGTTGGCGGGCATTTAGAGAGGTACGGCCAAATGCCAGTCAATATATCGGTTTTTGAGTCCAGCCTTCAGTCAAAACTGAACGGTACTACTGGCTCAAGCAGTGGTACTGAGTTCTTACTCCTGTCCAAGTCGCTCAACGAGCTTAACACAGGTTTTACCGCTACCGTTGCTGCTGTTAACGATCTTCCTGCCGCAGCTGGAAATGCTGGGCGAATCATTTTTGTCACCGCAACCAACCTGCCGTACTACAGCAACGGCACGTCTTGGAACTCAATCAGCGGCACGGTTTCCAGCATCTCGGTGTCCGGTGGTACGACCGGTCTTACGACTACTGGTGGCCCGATCACTGCGAGTGGGACGATCACGCTTACCGGTACTCTTACGGTAGCTAACGGTGGTACCGGCGCAACAACCGAGTCTGGTGCCCGAACGGCGCTTGGTGTACCCAGCCTGACAGGTACTGGAGCGACCGGCTCCTGGGACATCTCAGTCACCGGCACCGCGTCCAACGTTACCGGTGTTGTTGCCGCTGCCAACGGTGGCACTGGCATTACATCTCCTGGCGTGGCTGGGAACGTCCTTACCTCTGACGGCACCGCATGGGTAAGCACGCCTGTTCAGGGGTTGCCCACCGCGAATATTGTAAGCGGCACGACTCAGCAGGCCGTAGCACTCAACCACTACATTCTGGTCAACGCAGCAGCGACCACGGTCACGCTGCCAGCGACCCCGTCGCTTGGCGATGTGGTGTGGGTGACGGTGGCTAACGGCAGAACAGACAACGTCATCGCAAGGAACGGATCAAATATCCAGTCCCTTGCAGAGAATCTTACGATTAACGCGGCCTACGCCGCTGTTCAACTTCGGTATGCAGACGCAACGAGAGGATGGGTTTTCACATGAGTACGCTCACTCAATTTACTGGCGGCGGCGATTCGATACTCGGGGAAGTCGTCGAGTTTAACGCGCGAACCAAAGGGTTTAGCTTTACTGACGGTACTCGCGAATACATGCAGACCGGCGTTATCAAAGAGTACTCCTCTGCGTACGCGCCTCTTGTTGCATCAAATACGCTGTGTGGAATCAGCGTGCCTACTGATCCCCTCCATAAGGATTGGTCGTTCTTGTCGTACTCAAACTACTGGAACCAAACTTCTAGTCATGCTGGCGCCAAATTTTTTCAGCTAGGAACAGATCAAGCAAGCGGACTTCCGTACAAGCATATATGCCTAATTGGCAGCAACTACGCAGGCGCAGGTTCTACTTGGTTCAAGCATAAGTACGGCGTCAACTTTGCAAACACCGTGACCGCCCAGCAGGACGACGACGGTGGCGGAGTTCATTCAGTTCATTTGTTCAATAACCGGCTCGTGTTTAGTGGCTACCGCTCCTCAATGGATACTGACGCCAACGGCTTCAGTATGTTTTGGTCGACGGGCGCTAATAGCCCTACACAAAATGCTACTCGTAACTATCAGACTACATGGAACTGGGGCTACACGCCGATCCCAGCGGAAAATCAGACTACTGCGCTTTTGTGGACTATTTATGAGTACGCCAGAAGCGGGTGGAGCGCTAACGCCTTTAAGACCACAGACGGCGTTAACTTTACGTCGCTAAATATCACTTCAGATCTACGTTATCCGGGTCGGTTTACTTGGTCTACTGTGGGTAACTGTTGGATTATGGTGACATGGGACGGCCGTATCATGACGTCTGCTGACGGACAGACGTGGACTCAACGGACTGTTCCGGTTGGTATGCCGACCTCTATAGGCCATTCTATGTTGTTTGGCTCTTCGGGGTATCGCTTCTGCGTAGATCATCCGACCCAAGGCACCATTATTTGTCTCGATAGTAACGATACAACTAGTCTGTACTTCCTTAAGACTACAGACGGTATCAACTACACCCTCTTAAACGCAGCGAGTGCAAACCCCCACCTGCGTAATTATTTTTGGGGTGCATCTGGCTATCAGCCGCGCCTTATGCGGGATGGCGATACGTTGATTATGTACAACGTATCAACTACTAACGGTGACACTGCAGGTTCTACCATTGCCACCTCTACGGACTTTGGTCAGACCTGGACGCTTCACCCATTAATTTTCAACAACAACCCGCCAAGCAATACGTTGCAGACTGCCGGTGGTATTTACTTAAACTTTATGGGGTTAGAGAAGTTTGATTCTAAGTGGTACGGAATTTTCATGGCTCGCAACCAATACGGCACTGTTGGTACAAAAGCCTATGAATTAACAAACCGTGGTGGTTATTTCTCAGGCACGCCAACCCATATTGGCGTAACTCAGGGCCTTTCGTTTGCAACCGGCAGCAGTTTGTCGCCCTATGTTCGGATTAAGTGAGGATTAGACAATGTCAGAAGAGTTTATCTTTATTCCTCAGGTCGAGCCAAAAATCGTCACTAAGCTGGCGTTCCGCTATCGACTGACCGACGAGGAGTTTGTCGGGATCATCGATGCGGCGCAGACCAGCGTGCCGGTGCGAGCATGGTTTGAGACGTTCAACATGGTTTCGCAGATTAACCTCGCCGACAAGCGAACTGCTGACGGACTTGACGCTTTGGTTGCGCTAGGACTGTTGGAAGAGGAGCGAGTCAAGGAGATTATTGAGGCCCCCATCCAGCCGGAAGAACGCCCCTAATTTCTACCACGGCTACCTGCCGTGGTAATATTTAGGGCAGGAAAGATCACTTAGGAAGAACCTATGGCCGACGCTACGGTAACAATTGATGGTAAGCAGTATGAGCTGGACAAGATCTCAAACGAGGTCAAAGAGCTAATGTCCCTGCACGCTCAGGCTCAGGAGATGATGGTTGCTGCTCGCCGCCAAGCGGTTATCCATGAAGTTTCGGTAGTTAATTTGGCTAATCTAATTAAAGTTCGGGTGGAGGCTGAATCCGATGGCAGTAAGCCAGCTGAGCCACTTTCAGGCCATGTCGTCGAATAACGGACACGATTTAGACGACCGCTATTGGGAGGTGGCCTCCCGGTTAGCCGTCCACGAAGCTATGTGCGAGGAACGATCGAAGAACATCGACGATCGTCTCGTTAAGATCGAGTCCGGTATTGAGAAGATTAACCAATGGGGAATCCTGATTGGGTTCACACTGATCTGTAGCATGGCGGGAATCCTCGTTACCTTGCTACTCAAGTGAGGTACGTATGGCCTATTTTAAGCTCGACCGGTTTAGCGGCATCGCACCGGGAGTCTCACCTAGACTTCTAGCAGACCAGTTTGGCCAGACGGCCGAGAACATTGATTTTGAGTCCGGGCGACTGACCCCGACAACTAACGACGTAGACGTATTCACGCTTCAGAGCGGTCTGCGACGGTCCATCTATTTCTACCGCGATACTAACTGGCTTGAGTGGAACCAGGATGGCGTTAAGGCCGTACCCGGTCCAATCCCTGGTGACACGCTGGCTCGCCTGTATTTTACCGGTGACGACTACCCGCGTATCGGTACCGTTAATACGATGATTGCTGGGTCGTCTGGATACCCGGCCAACAGTTATCGGTTAGGCGTTCCTGCCCCGGCAACTGCTCCGTCGATTACAAAGACGGGCACCCCTGACGAAGACCAGACGCCAGACGATGTCTCGTACGTCTATACCTTTGTAACCGCTTTTGGCGAGGAAGGTCCGCCTAGCCCTGCTACGGCTCCGATCGAGCGTACTGATACCGAAACCGTGACTATCACGATGCCGGTCAATCAGATCCCTAGCGGCAACTACAACTTTGGTGCAGGGTCGGTTAAGCGTATCTACCGTTCTAACACCGGTTCTACCAACACGGCTTTCCAGTTCTTGGCAGAAGTAGGACTTACGACCACTACCTATGCAGACACGACCCCGTCGGCAGGTTTGGGTGAAGTTATTCCGAGCGAGACCTGGATTGGCCCACCGGACGACAACACCAGCCTGTATCCAGATGGCCCTATGAAGGGCCTGATAGCCGTGGCCAACGGTGTGTTTGCAGGGTTCACCGGTAAACGGTTATGTCTCAGTGAACCGTTTTTACCGCACGCTTGGCCAATCGACTACAGAATTACCCTCGAAGAAAACATCGTAGCCATTGGAGCCGTGGCCAACGGCATCGTAGCCCTGACCAATGGCACCCCGTACTTTGTCACTGGCACCGATCCGAGCGCCATGACCGCTGTCCGTGTTGACCTGCCACAGGCCTGTGTCAACGTAAACAGCGTGGTCGATATGGGCAGCTATCTTCTGTACGCCGGGCCGGACGGCTTGGTAGCGGTCTCTGGCGGCGAGGGACGGGTAGTGACGCAGGGGTTGGTTAGCGCCAGCCAGTGGAACGCCAGCTTCAATCCTACGGGCTACCGAGCCTTCCGCCACGAGAACACTTACGTGGCGTTCTGGACTGAGGGCGGCGTGCACAAGGGTTTTTGCTTTGACCCTCGGGCCGAAGAGGCCGCGTTGTCGACGCTTACCACTGAGGCAGAGGTGCGCGGTGGTTACATGAATCCGAAGGATGGCGAGCTGTATCTGATCGTCGCCAACAAGATTCGTAAGTACCGGGGCGGTACGACCAAGCGCACGCTAACCTGGAAGTCAAAACAGGTGGTTATGCCGAAGCCGCTCAGCATGAGCTGGGTCTCGGTCCACGCACAGGCGTATCCGGTGACTGTTAAGGTTTGGGGCGACGGGGTATTGTTTGCCGAGTACGGTCTGTCGTACGCCAGTGGCGTATACACCCAGACCGTTACTGTGCCAAACGGCGCAACGACAGGATCATTACGTGAGCCTGTGATGCGTCTTCCACCGAAGGTGGCCCAGGTGTGGGAAGTACAGGTTTCTGGCGCGGTTGAGATCGACGAGGTCTGCCTTGCTCAGAGCATGGATGAGATCGCCAGCACATGACGAAAGCTCGTACAGTCAAAGCAACGACGGTACCTGGTATTTCGAGCATACCGTCGAGCATTACGCCGGAGCTCCGTCGTTATTTAGAAAGCTTAGCTGAAGCGGTTGAGATTCGTCTTGGCCGTCGCGGTGACGAGCGTGATCGAGCGATTACACTTCGAGAACTGTTGGATTCCGGTCTGGCCGTTGAGCTAGGTAAGAATCCATATGTGATTGGGCCCCCTCCTCCACCACCGCCTCCGCCACCTCCGCCGAGTGCTACGCCTACCGCACCGACGAACTTTACCGCGACTGGCGGCTACTCGTTAATTACGTGTTTTTGGGATTACCCAAATTACGCTTATCACGGCCTGACCGAAATCTGGCGACACGACCAGGACATCATAGGCGACGCTCAGTTAGTTGGCGTCAGCTCAGGCATTTCGTTTGTTGACCCGGTTGGTGAAGGCGCGAGCTTTTATTATTGGGCGCGACACGTAAACGAGTTCGGTGTCGCCGGTCCGTATAACTCTATCAACGGTACGTTGGCCGAGACCGCGCTTGATGTTGAAGAGTTGCTAGACGTATTGACTGGTGCAATTACTGAGTCGCAGCTGTACGCAGATCTTAGGACTCGAATTGATCTGATTGACGCGAGTGCTGCGGTTACTAATTCTGTTGCTTGGCGTGTTGCGCAAGAGGCTGCAGCTCGTGCGGCTGCTATTTCAAACGAAGCGTCTACGCGAGCTGCGGCGTTGATTGCTGAAGCTGAGGCTCGTGGAACTGCGATTACCAATGAGGCTACTTTACGCACCCAGGCGGACGATGCATTAGCTCAGCAGATAACTACATTGTCTGCTACAGCCGCCGGAACGTATGCAACGATTGCTGCGCTACAAGCTGAGCAGACTGCTAGAGCCGATGGGGATAGTGCACAGGCGTCAGCTAGAGAGACTCTTGCTGCTCAATTGCGCGGTAACTATACCGGCACAGATGTAACGCAGCTTTCAGCTGGGCTGGTCTTTAGCGAAAGGCAGGCTCGTGTATCGGCTGATGGGGCGCTGTCTAGCCGTACTGATGCTTTAGAGTCTACGGTTAACAATCCTTCGACTGGCGTAGTTGCTACTGCAAACGCAGTAACTAATCTTGAAACGCGTGTTTCAAACGCTGAAGGAGTTAACTCGACCCAAAGCTCCTCCATAACTACGCTGCAGAATACGATTAATGATCCGACAACCGGGCTTGCTACCAAGGCTACGGCGTCAGCGCTTACTGCGCTTGCGAATCGAGTTACGGCTACGGAAAACACTAACGATTCTCAGAGCGGGGCAATTACTTTACTTGAGAACACGGTCAATAGCCCCACGACTGGGCTCGCGACTAAGGCGTCTTCTTCAGCACTTAACGCGCTTGATAGTCGGGTTACATCTACTGAGAACACAAACTCGGCTCAGGCATCTGCAATTAGTGCGTTGGAGAGCACCGTTAACAACCCTACAACGGGTGTTAATGCTAGTGCGACAAATATATCTAATCTGACTACTCGTGTGACTACGGCTGAAGGGACCATTAGTTCCCAAGCCAGCACGATTAACACCCTATCGACTACTGTCGGTAATAACACATCGGCGATACAAACAAACGCTTCGACTATCAACGGAATTCAAGCTAAGTATACCGTCAAGATTGACAACAACGGTCATGTGTCAGGCTTTGGTCTTATCTCTGAGCCTAACAACGGCTCTGTAGTATCTTCGTTCATCGTTAACGTTGACCGGTTTGCTATTGCATCACCTGGGCAGACGACAATTATTCCGTTCATTGTTCAGGCTACTCCGACAACGATTAACGGTGTGTCGGTGCCTGCTGGCGTCTACATGAACGACGCTTACATTCGTAACGGCACGATTACTAACGCTAAGATTGGTAACGCGGCAATTGATGACGCGAAGATTGCGAGCCTTAGCGCCGATAAGATTACGGCTGGTTCGATTGATGCGGCTAGACTGACTATTGATAACGTTACGCTTGATACGTACTACGATGGAAGTATTGGTCGTAATCGGTTGCAGATTAGAGATCTTGGAGTTACTACCGCTAAGATCGGTACTGCAGCTATTACTAGCGCCAAGATTGGTAACGCTGAAGTCGGCACGCTAAAAATTGCCGGAAACGCAATTACTCTTCCTGAGACATACGCTTCAGCAGACGTGTATGTGACTACTGGTGTGTATGAGTCTGGCGGTAGTTATACGTACGTTGGCCCAGGTAATGGCGACTATGTGTATGTAGACGATCCGTTCTACGACTATTTTTATGTCGGGGCCGGTAATGGAGACTACATAATTAGTGGTGGCGGTACGTTAACTGGTGGTCATTTGGCCATTGAAACGCCTCAGATTGACGTCGGCGTTGACTCAACGGCTGGTGTGCAGATTGTGTTTTACGCGTTCTGCGATGGAAGCGCAGTGAATGACGGTGGCCAGCTGCTTTACATGCAGGTGAATAAGTACGCTAACGGCTCGTGGTCTGGGTATCAGACTGTAGCTACCAGTAGAGTTGGTGCAAGAACTACTGGCGGTGACACACAGAGCGTGTTTTCTATTGCTATGGCGCACACCGCTGTGAATTTGCAAAACGTTAGAGTGCGTGTGATTGTTGGATCTCAAGCGGTTCACTTGCCACTTGGTACTAATAGCCAGCCAACTTACCTTCGTAACATTACGCTTTCTATTCTTGGTGCAAAACGATGATTACTTTTGCATTCGACGTAACCGGTAAGTGTATTTGCTCGGTTAATAAAGCAGTGGAAGCTAGTTTCTTTTCAGATGCTGCTTACGTTGTTCAGATGCCAGTTAACACTGATGTTAATTCGGTTTGGTACGACGTTGAAAACGGGCGGGTAGGATTCAAGAAACCGTTGCAAGTAACTGTTAGTACTAACCGTGTTAGTGGTTTGCCAGCCGGTAGCAAAGTAGCTGTTGATGGTGAACTACTAGACGTAGAAGGTGAGTCTATTGAGTTTGAAGTGGACTACCCACAACTGTTGAAGGTAGTTGTTTTTAATCTTAAGCATTTGGATACGGTTGTAGAGGTGCCTTGTGAAGTACAAGGTTAAACAGAGCTACGCTGCTTTAAGGCGTGATAGTTATCCTGACGTAAGGGATCAGCTTGACGCACTGTGGAAGGGCGGAGAGGCCCTTGAAGAGATGCGTCGTAAGGTGTTGGAAGTTAAAGAAAAGTATCCGAAGCCGGTTACGGGAGACGGAAATGCACCAGGGTAAACAGTGCCGCTTAAACGCCCCAACTAAGCCTATTAAGATGGAAAAGAAAAAACCGTCTAAGGGGTATTCTGCCCCTAAGAAGAAAAGTTAAAATCCCTTCCCAGCTACTTGGAGGGGTTCAGCATGCCAGTTTCCAAGCGTATTGAAGATGGTATCCCGAAGCAGTTTAAGCTTGCCGGGCACACTATCTGTATAGCTAATATACCTGCTAAAAAATGGAAGCACGGCAAAGACTGTGTGGGCATGTGGATGCCCGACCAGTACCGGATAGAAATTATAGGTACGTTAAAAGGTACCAATAGGCAGCAGGTATTTTTGCACGAAGCTGTGCACGCTATTCTTGACGTGGCTGGATACTACGAACTATCGGAAGACGAGGCCCTGGTGGATAGGGTGTCTCATCTTTTGCAGCAGATGCTGACTACTATGGAGTAAAGTTGCGAGGGTCTTTACCCTGCAACCATGACAGATACCAGCTAGCTTTGTTTGCTTCTTGCACAGTGTCGTCTTTTTCCCCATGGCGCCATAAGTATTTCATGACGTTGCCTTTGCAGTAACCACGAAATTCTTCCGGCGTTAAGCTAGCTCGCATTGCGTCAATGCATTCGATGTCGCCACGTTTATAGTGGGACGGGTTGACTGCATCTTTAGTCATTTGTATTTTCCTTTTGTCGGATAGCAGTAGCAAAGAACTTGGCTTCGTTGCTCCATGTTATACGGTCACATACTTGAGCACACGCCTCCCGCTCGGCTGCGGCAACGAGGGCGGCGAATCGTTCGATGTTTTCGTCACTACCAATAAAAGAGTGCTGAGGTTTGTAGTTAAATGTGTCCTGCACCTCTACATCGAATCTCGCTTCTTGCGCCATTCGGATGATGTCGTCGCGGGTCATTGCAGTTCACCCGCTTTCCATAGCAAATAGTCGTATTGTTTTATTCCACGGTTAACAGCAGTAGCCATGTAGTACTGTCTAACGCCCCATTTTTCTACTAAGTCTTTGTATTTGACACGTTCCAGGTTGGCACGGGCATGTTTCTTTCGTTCGACAAGCACTTTGTATTGCTCGAACGTAAGTTTAGGGTTGAATCGAGAGAGCCTGGTGTAAGGCTGTTCTATGCGTCTAGTCATAACTTAAAGCAATCCTTAGTTCTGAGATTTCACTTTCTAAAGATCTAATTCTAGATTTAAGTTCTAGGGTTTGATTCTTTAAGTCTTGGATTAGTGTTTCTTGGCTAGCAATAGTCTGAGCTTGGCTAGTTGCTAGTTGTGCTTGGACAGAGGCCAGATTATCAGCTCTGTCTACCGCTTCTCGTAGCACAGCAAGCTTTGTTTTTTCGTGGATGGCGCCAAAGTGCGATTCGTCAGTCATTGGCTTGCTCCAATTAAGTAACCAAACCAAAGCCCAACGCAAACCCCAAATAGTATGAGGGCTATTTCTGTAGCTGTTTTTTCTGAGTGGTAACTACGGTATGCAGCTATTTCTTTTTCTAATCTGGATATTTCCCGTTCTAGACGGTTTTTATTGCTTTCCATACTTCGCTTATCTCTTTTTTAAGGCGAGCGTTAGTAGCCAGTGTTTCCATTTCCCTGGCTATTGTTTCGGTCAACTGGTTCATTAGCTTAGAGTTCTGGTCTTTAAGACGTTCAGACTCTGCTTTGGATACCTTTAATGAATGCTTTAAGTCAGCTATTACTTCTCTTAGCTGGCTTACAGATGCTGGTCCTTTGAGAATCTCTTCTCTCCAGGAGTCGGGCGGACTTTCGTTATCGATAGTCATATAGCCTCTATGCATGTCTTGTTGTGTATCCATTTGGATACATCTGCAAACTGTACGGCTTTGTTTAAGAAGTCTTGTTTTGGTATGTACTCTGACCAGGTTTTATCAGTAAGAACAACGGCTAACTTTTCACAGCCAATGACAACAGCTACGGGCTGGTTGAGGTCGTGTAGTCTATTTAGCCAATGGATCTGTTGTGGGCTGAGACTGGTACGTATTGGGCTGGTGTCTCGTTTGGGAAATGCTTTTACGTACTTGTATTCTACGAATAGAGTACTTACAGGTCCGGCGTAAAAAGCGTCAGGTACTCCGCCCGCAAACGTATCATGGATCTTCCACCGGAAAACCTCCGATGGAAGATCCACATGTACAGCTCGTATGAAGCCGTGTTCGTTCACTGATTAGTCAACGATCCGACCGGTATGTTGTCCATAAACGGACTTGGCATACTCGTAGTCTTCTTCGGTGGCCCAACCTACAAAGTCAGCTTCCAGATTCATGAACTGGGCACCGGCTTTGTTAGTGACGGAGACGGACTTAAGTTTCCAAAGACCCGAGAAACGGTTACCGCCTTTCAAACCAATGACCGAATTCCAGTTACGCGAGATGCGCATCTTCGAACTCGAGAAGTCCATGATCACTGGCGTACGGTCAAGTTCACCTGTTTCCGGGTTCTTGATCAAAAGCACATGTGAATGGGTATCAGTGATGGTGTAGTCCTGCGGCTTGTCTTGGGACTTGATGGCTTCTTGAGCTTCGGCCAACGAGTTGAATGATCCAAGGATGCCGCCGCCTGAATCGCGGTTACGCCATACAACGAACTCGTTGCGGAACAACAAGTTGATTACGTACAGCTCTTCGCCATAGTTCTGGCCAGTCAAGGAGTTTAAGAAGTGACCAGGCTCAGCACCTTGAATGTATTTGGAGTTGTACTTGTCCACCTCGTCAGACATCTTTTGAAGAAGCTTGACGCGAGGGATAGTTACGTTTTGGCCGACATTCTCGTTACCAAGGCCAGTGCCTTGCATAACGTGGGCAGGAACGTTGGACGATACAAGAGCGATTGCATTAGACATGTTTAGGTATATTCCTATGTTTAGAGTGAACGAAAATTGATCTTACGGATTGTCCTTGGTGAAAGGCCGGGGACTCCTTCCCCGAGTTTCAACAGCTCTTTATAAGCCGTTGAGCTTACCCGTCTTTGGATCAAGCTAAAGTCACGGGTAGAAATAACGTGATTGTACAAAGCGTCCCAATCTTCTACTTCCGGTACCGTGTCTTCATTGATGGATACCGAGTAATCGCCATTCGCAGTGCGAGACAATCCCTCAGCGTCCATTTTCTTTAAAAGCGCCAGGTCGATTTCGTCCTGAGCGGTTTTCAAATCTTTCAGCCGGTTGTTCAGCTGTTCGGTTTCGCGCTTGATTTCGGCGCGACGTTCTATAAGGTCGTTGATGCTTACGGTCATGCTATTTTCCTTGCTGGAGTGAGTTGATTAAGAATCTGTAATAGGTCGTCCATACGTTCAAGTTTGGTTTGTAGTTTGGTATATACATCAGGTTCCCACGTATTGTCTGCTGCAATGTGGATGATTTCTGTTTTTTGGGTTTGGCCAGCACGGTAGATCCGGCGGTTGAACTGCTGATAGTGTTCAGCGTTGTACGTTGGCGACGCCCAGATGACTGTTGTTGCAGTGGTTAGCGTCAAACCGTGGCCTGCTGACTGCGGGTGGGCAAATACGACTTTGAGCTGACCAGCCTGCATCCGATCGACGATGTCCTTACGCTTATTGGCAGGCGTGTCGCCGTCGATAACACCGTATTCAAGGCCCATTTCTTGAGCAAGACGAACAAGATGTTCACGTTCGTGTCGCCAGTTGAACGCTACTAACGAGTGTTTGCGCTCGGATACCAGCTGCATTACAAGTTCGTAACGTTCGGAGTGTATCCCACAGGCTACACCGTCTTCGGTATAGACAGCGCCGGTGCATAACTGCAGAAGCTTCTTGACGCGTGCGCCTGCGTTGATGGCGTTGATGGTTTCTTTACCGGTGTAAAGAACGGAGTCGGCAGCCAAGAGCTCGTACTGTTTCATGATGTCAGGTGTCAGTTGTACACACATTGTGTGTACAGACTGTTCTGGCATGTCGATGCAATCTTCTAGCTGGTAACGGATGTTGATGTCTTTAATAGACGCTGCAACGATTTCCTGGGCGTTGGGCTTGTCTACCCACTCGTTGGCAAAGCCGTTGAACCGTGAAGTACAGACAGCTGATCGGAAGCCGTAGAAACGTTTACCGAGCCGTTCACCGTCGTCCACGATTAGTGTTGGATGCCAGATGTCCAGGATTGTGTTGCTGTTTGGAGTACCAGACATGGCGATGCGGTACTTAAACTTGGCAGCTAGCTTAAGCACTGCTTTGCTACGCTGACTGTCTTTGTTTTTGAATGCCGTGAATTCGTCGATGCAAATGGTGTCGAATCCTTGGAGTAGCTTTTCGTTCTTAGCTATCCACTTTACTGCATCGTGGTTGGTAATAACGATGTCAGCTTTGGACTTGAACGCGGCTTCGCGGTTTTTAGCGTAAGCAACGATGTAGGTCAGCTTGGGTTGGAACTTCTTAATGTCGTCTCCCCATGAGGCAGAGAGAATCGACAAAGGCGCAAGTACGAGCATGCGTCCTTCTTTCCGCTGAGCATAAGCGTCGATGACGCTGCGGGTTTTACCAGTTCCTGGGTCGGAAGTGATAAGTGCTCGGGGAGTTTTTAGAAGGAAATTAGTAGTTTTAACTTGGTGATCAAAAGGTTTAAGCATTGATTAGTTCTCAGTAAAGATCAGATACTAACTCGAGTTTTGTCAATGTTCAACAAAGAATACAGGTTTTTCACTGTGCCAACAGTACGCACAGTCGCCACATGAGGCGGCTTTGCCCAATTGTTCAGGGCATACGACTCCGGTAGCTTGTTGCAAAGAAGCAACAACTTGTGACCGGAACTCGATGTTTGGGTCATCTGAAAACCGTACACGCCAACGGTCTGGGAAGGTAACGTTTAAGTTACCTATTAGTTGTCCAACTGGGGTGTTGTGCCGATGATGTGTATACCCAAACACTCGTAGTCCAGGTAGGACTAGCAGCATAGTCATCCAGAAGCGGACGTAATCTACAGAGTAGAAATCGCCAAGTACGTGCAAACGGACAACGAATCCTTGTTCGTGGCGCTTTGACAGTTGCAAGAGGTCCGTGGTCAGTGCTTCTTCGAAATGAGGGTGGGTGTGGTCATATCTGTGAGCAAACGGCATGTTGTTGCCGTAACAGTTGGTCCATTGCTCACAGGTAGATGGGCAAGAAGCTCGTTCTTCAAGCGTCAGGGAAAAAATCGGGAGCCCCTTCCACATTCCTTTGCGGACGGAGCCCCCTAGCTTTTTGTTAGCTTTGCCGGATTTCAGCATTGTTAGCGTCGGTTCCTTGACGCTTTTTCTGAACCGGGTTCTTGATAACGGTATAGCTATTTGAGTTTGAAGTAGAGGTTTCATTTTGTTCTCGTAACTTTTTAAGAAGTAAGATTATTTCTAGAGCTGTTACCAGCTTCAAGAAAAGGGACATGAGTCCTCCTTAGGTTACGACGAGCTTTTAATGCTCACAAAAAAACCCCTCACTAGGAGGGGTTTAAGTCGTAGCCCTAAGGTAGTAGGCTATGAAAATTTGTTTAAGTTGCGCGGGTGGGTGTCTTTTTGCAGTTGTTT